AACTTATACGTATTATATAAATGCTACTGATACTAATTTATATATACAAGGGGAAACTAATGGAGATGCTAATGTAAATTTCTCAATCGACAACGTATCTGTCAAAGAAGTAATTGAAAATGATGTTCCTCGCTTGGATTATAGCGATGGTGCAACGTGTGCGAGTTTATTACTTGAACCTCAGAGGACGAATATTCTTGTACAATCCACTAATTTTAGTGGTGGGTGGGCGTTAGATGATGTAACAAAAGTTTCTGATAGCACTATAAGCCCTGACGGAAATACTAACGCAATAACATTAATCGGTAATACTAACGCATCAAGACATCATATAAGGCAAGGAGCGGCAGGGTCTGTAACGGCATCATTAAGTGTTTTTGCAAAAGCAAAAGAATTAAGATATTTGCAAATAGCAACTATAAATACTACAAGTCAATATGCAAACTTTGATGTATATGACGGAACTATTGGAACCGTTGGAAGTGCTTTTACTGATGCAAAAATTGAGGACTATGGTAATGGTTGGTATAGATGTAGTGTTACATCAACAAACCAATATAATGCTATGTATATATCTTTAGTTTCAAGTTTAACATCTTCTTGGCTTGAGTCTTGGACAATGTCAAACAATACAGATGGATTATATTTATACGGAGCCCAACTCGAACAAGGCTCATACCCAACATCCTACATCCCAACAAGCGGAAGCACAGTAACTCGCACCGCCGATGTATGCAACAATGCGGGTACTTCAGCGACGTTTAATAGTACAGAGGGTGTTTTGTTTGCAGAGATAGCAGCGTTGGCTAATGATGGCACATATCGAATGATATCTTTATCCGATGGAACTGCAACAAATAGAATTTCATTTTTTTATCAAAATAGCCCAATCAATACAATAGCTGTTGAAAGTGCGGGAAGCGGTACTAATTTAGGTATTTACGGACAAAGTTTAACGATTACCAATTCAAATAAAATTGCAGTTAAATATAAAGCTAATGATTGTGCTTTATGGGTTAATGGAGTAGAGGTCGCTACTGATACTTCTTTTGCTGCGTTTTCGAGTGGAACGTTTACCAAATTATCATTTGATAGGGGTGATGGATTAATGGACTTCTACGGCAAAACAAAACAACTAATGGTCTTTAACGAGGCATTGAGTGATAGCGAATTAGCAACATTAACAACATTATGATTTTTAAAAAATACGAATTTACAGATGAAGCAGCTTGGCAGACAGCTAAGAAAAGCATTACAACTACTGATTCAGAAGGTAATGTTTCGTATACGTCTGATGTAAATGCCGTAGCAGAGATAGGGCACATATGTTATGCATATGATTTTGAAGGAAAATGCGAGAACCTAAGTACACTATGGAGTGTAGATATACTATGGAACGAAGACTCTGATAAATTTTCAAGTGAAGCTGTATATCCTAAGCCTGATGATGTTGTGCATACATTCGCAGGAGATAATAATTTATGGGTTGAAACATACTGTACTCAGTATCCTGAGTATTGTGAAACACCTGAAGAAGAATAACGATGAAGATAACGCTAAGTAGCATATTGAAAAGTTTATATTTATTTTTTGCCCCGGTTGGTGGATTGCTACTTGTAGTAGGTCTATCTACAATTTTAGATACAGCTTTTGGAATAGCTAGAGCTAAGAAAGAAAATAAGCCTGTAACTAGTAAAGATTTTAGAAAGGGATATGTTCCTAAGACTATAGGATACTTAGGCGTTGTTATCTTAGTATTTCTTTTAGATACGTTAATACTAAACGAATTAATAAAAAGTATTTTAGATTTTGATTTCTTTTCAACTAAAATAGTATCTTTGGTCCTCATTTTAAATGAGGTAAAGTCAATGGATGAATCTTGGGTAGTTTTAAAAGGCTACTCGTTTATAGATAAGTTTAAAGAATCCATTACACAAATCAAAGATATTAAGAAGGAAATCAAATGAGAAAAATAGAAAGAATCATTGTGCATTGCACAGCTACCCCTGAAGGTAGAGACGTGACAGTAGGAGAGGTAAGAACTTGGCATCTAGCTAGAAACTTCTCAGATGTCGGATACCACTACCTTATAACATTGAACGGAACGGTTGAGGTAGGTAGACCCGAATCAAAGGTAGGTGCTCACGTTAGAGGTGAGAATAAACATAGTATTGGAGTTGCATATGCAGGAGGTATGGATAAGGCTTACAAGAATCCAAAAGACACAAGAACACACGCACAGAAAGAAGCCCTTATATGGCTTATAGATGAACTAAAGAAAAGATATCCGGGCAGCACCGTTCACGGTCATAATGAATACTCTTCAAAGGCTTGCCCAAGTTTTGATGTATCTAAAGAAGGATACTAAGTATAGCAAAAATAGTAGTGTATATGGCAACCTTTCTAGTCCTTTTAAGTTTACTATCTTTTTTCTTGTTCTCGGACAATAAATAGATATTACTATCTCCTACGTCTTTTAAGACCTTCTCGCAAGACTTTAGATTATTCTCGGCAATAGTTACTAGCTCATATAGTTTAAGTTCCTTAGAAGAGCTTATAATAGCCTGTTCCATTAAGCTATCCTTTTGGATAAGCTCAACGTATATATTGTCCATCTGCTCAAGAGTGATGGCAACTAATGTGTCTCCGTTATTATCTGTTAATACGACTTGCGAATAACTCGATACGTTCAGAAGAAGGAAGTATATTGTAATTGCTAACTTTTGTTTCATAATATAATTTTACTGTATCTCTTTTAGAGTCCAAGCTATCTATAGACATATATACCGTATCGGTAGATATAATATTGTGTTTAGGTGATATAATCTTGTTCTCTGTTTTTTTAACAAACAATAGATTAGTTATAATAACTGTAGCTATAAACGAATATAAAGCTATAAAAATAATTACTTGTGGGCTCTTCATACTGCAAAGATAAAAAAGTTTTATATTTGTAAAAAATATAATCAAATGAAAGAATTAAGTAAAGAGGAGCTAGAGCTATTGCAAGGATTAGTAACAGACTATAATAATGTTAAAATCAGAATAGCTGACACTTTTATTGCACAGGATGCTTTGTTAAAAGAAATAGAGTCAATGAAAGCTGCTTACATTAAAGAAGAGAAAAAATTATTAGAAAAATACGGAGATGATGCTGTCATCAACGTGCAAACAGGAAAAGTAACAAATGGCGATAATTAGTACATACCCAATATCAGGTCAAGTTAACCTAACAGACATATTGATAGGTTCTGACGAACAAGATGCAAATAAAACTAAAAACTACACAGTAGATTCTATACTTGCATTATTAGCTCAATCAACAGTAACCCTTCCTATACACGCAACTAATGCTGCTGCTAAATCAGCAGGACTAGCGACAGGTAGAATGTACAGAAACGCAGGAGACGGAACAAGCTCTAGCGTTGTGTGCGTTGTTTATTAATGGGGATTATTAGAAAGATATCTATTGGACCTGACTATAAGTCGGGTGCTATGCACTATATAACAGGTCAGTCTGTCCTGAATAATAGTCATACAATACATTTAATTAAATTTAATAAAGAAAAAAAATCAATAGAGATATGGATACAGTCCGGGCAAGAAGTATTTGTTTGGAAAGAGTTCAATGAAACCGTACCCGTATCTATTGAATACAACATAAACTTTTAATGAAATCACCGTTTTACTTTATAGTAAAGCCATTAAAAGGAAGACGATACGACAACACAAAAGAGATAGCAGGGCTAGAGCTTGTCGTTAGTACATCTGAAGAAGACCATATGTTTTCAAACAGATATGCTGAGGTTGTCGAGCTTCCAATCGGCTACACAGGAGGAGTCAAGGTAGGAGATACCTTACTCGTACATCACAACGTATTTAAGTTTTATAATGATATGAAAGGTAGGCAAAAAAGCGGAAGGAGCTTTTTTAAGGATGACCTATTCTTTGTAGACAACGAACAGTTCTTTATGTATAAGAATGATAAGGGTTGGAACGCACACGATAGATATTGTTTTGTAGAGCCTATTAAAAAAGAAGATTCTGTTATATATAAGAATAGCGTAGAAGAACCATTAGTAGGTATAATGAGATACCCTAATGAGTATCTTACATCTATGGGACTAAAACCCGGGGATAGGATTAGCTTTACTCCTGATAGCGAGTATGAGTTTACGGTTGATGATGAAAAGCTATATAGAGTATACGACCATCAAATAACAATGAGCCTATGAACGTAAAGGAAACAAAGAAAAAAATAATTCAGGCAGGTCACAGGGCTGTTGAGCAGTTAATAAAGGTTGCCAAAGAAGATATAATAAAGCACGACCCGGAAGATGACCTTGCTGCCGATAAATTAAAGAATGCAGCAGCTACTAAGAAGTTAGCAATATTTGATGCGTTTGAGATATTGAATAGGATAGAGCTTGAGAGAGAGGCATTAGAGTCTGCTGAGAAAGGTAAAAGTAAGATAGATACAAAACAAGGATTTGCAGAAAGAAGGTCAAAATAACTTATACGTCATACTAGAGGATTACGTTCCAAAGAGTGTCTTAAAAAATAAGAACAAGGCAAAAACGTGGAAGTATGGGTATGATGAGAAGTATGATATGGTTATCATATCTAAGACCGGCGAGATAGGTGAAATAGTATCTATACAGGGATTACCTATAGCATTACCGCTAGTACCCAATAAGGTGTACAAAAGAAGTGGTAAGAAAGATGAGCAGTATTGGGAGAGGGAAGAGTTACCAAAAGACTTACAGAAGATTCAATCTATATTCCAATGGAACGAAAAACCATCTGAGTTTAAAGATAGATGGGTTGATTATATTGAATCTGAATTTGATTCACGAGAGTACGGGCATTGGTTTATGAACAATGGCGTGCCTACATATATGACAGGAGCACATTATATGTATCTGCAATGGACATCTATTGATGTTGGGTATCCTGACTATCGTGAAGCAAATCGTATACTATATATATTTTGGGAGGCTTGTAAGGCTGACAAAAGAAGTTTCGGTATGACATACCTTAAGATTAGGCGTTCAGGGTTTTCATTTATGTCATCATCCGAGTGTGTTAATACAGGAACACTAGCAAAGGATGCTAGGGTTGGTATATTATCTAAAACAGGTTCGGATGCTAAGAAGATGTTTACCGACAAGGTTGTACCTATTAATAGCAGGCTACCTTTCTTTTTTAAACCTATTATGGATGGTATGGATAAGCCGAAGACAGAGCTTGCGTTTCGTATCCCGGCAGCTAAGATTACAAAGAAGAATATGTACGACACAAGCAATGATGAGTTGTTTGGGTTAGATACCACAATAGATTGGAAGAATACAGATGACAACAGCTATGATGGTGAGAAGTTATTATTACTAGTTCACGATGAAAGTGGTAAGTGGATTAAGCCAAATAATATTCTAAATAATTGGCGAGTAACTAAAACCTGTTTACGATTAGGTAGTAAGATTATAGGTAAGTGTATGATGGGCTCTACATCCAATGCACTTAATAAGGGTGGTGATAATTTTAAGAAGTTATACAACGACTCTAATGTATTAAACCGTAACTCAAACGGTCAAACTAAAAGCGGTATGTATTCACTTTTTGTTCCAATGGAATGGAATATGGAAGGATTTATAGATAGGTTTGGTATGCCTGTTTTTAGGAAACCTGCTAAATCTGTATTAGGCGTAGACAATGAAATGATATTTCAGGGTGCTGTAGACTATTGGGAGAATGAAGTATCGTCACTAAAGAACGATGCAGATGCACTCAATGAATTTTATCGTCAGTTCCCACGAACAGAGTCACACGCATTTAGGGATGAAAGCAAACAGTCTATATTTAATCTAACTAAGATATATCAGCAGATAGATTATAACGATGCATTAATAAAAGAGCATCATATAACACGAGGCAGCTTCCATTGGAAGAATGGTGTTAAGGATAGCGAGGTTGTATTTAGTCCTGATAAGCGTGGTAGGTTCAATGTAAGTTGGACACCTAATAAGAACTTGCAGAATAGGGTGGTTGACAGGAATGGAATTAAGTATCCCGGGAATGACCACATAGGTGCGTTTGGTTGTGACTCATATGACATATCGGGCACAGTAGGTGGTGGTGGCTCTAATGGAGCATTACACGGGGTTACTGCATTTAATATGGATGAAGCACCAAGTAATGAGTTCTTTTTGGAATATGTAGCTAGACCACAAACAGCAGAGATATTCTTTGAAGAGGTATTGATGGCTTGCGTATTTTATGGAATGCCAATACTTATAGAGAATAACAAACCGAGATTGTTGTATCATTTTAAAAACAGAGGATACAGGGGGTTTTGTACGAACAGACCTGATAAATCATACAATAAGTTATCAAAAACAGAAAAAGAATTAGGTGGCATACCTAACAGTAGTGAGGATGTTAAGCAGGCACACGCAGCAGCGATTGAGTCATATATAGAGAAGTATGTAGGGTTTGATGTAGAAGGTACATATAGGGATTCGGAAGATATAGGCTCTATGCCGTTTACTAGAACACTTGAGGATTGGGCTAAGTTCGATATAACTAATAGAACAAAGTTTGATGCTTCGATAAGTTCAGGGTTAGCTATAATGGCTACACAGAAGCACTTATATGTGTCAGAGAAAAAACAATCAAAAATAAAGATTAACTTTGCAAAGTATAGCAATAAAGGAAATATTAGCGAAATTATTAGATGAACGATGTTAAAATAAACATATCATCTACAGGATTCCCTAGTCAATTTGTATCAGATGCCGAGAAGGCTACTGATGAATTTGGATTACAAATTGGTCAAGCCATTCAATATGAGTGGTTCAAAAAAGATGGGAGACAATGTAGATTTTACAGCCAATGGGGAGATTTTCACAGACTAAGACTATATGCTCGAGGAGAGCAATCTGTAGGAAAATATAAAAATGAGTTAGCCGTAGATGGTGACTTATCATACTTAAACCTAGATTGGACACCTGTTCCTATATTACCAAAGTTCGTTGACATAGTTGTTAACGGAATGTCTGATAGGTTATTTAAGGTTAAGGCATATTCTCAAGATGCTTTATCTCAATCTAAAAGAAGCAAGTTTCAAGAAATGATTGAAGGGCAAATGATTGCAAAACCATTCCTTCAAAAAATACAAGAAAATACAGGAGTAAATCCGTTTACTGTAGATTCAGAAGAACTACCTGAAACGGATGAAGAACTAGCATTGTATATGCAGCTTAAGTACAAGCCTGCAATTGAGATAGCAGAAGAGACTGCTATTGATACGATGTTTGATGAAAACCACTACCAAGATATTCGTAAAAGAATTGATTATGACTTAACTGTATTAGGTATGGGTGTAGCTAAGACAGAGTTTTTGCCGGGTGCAGGCGTAAAAGTTGAATATGTAGACCCTGCCAATATTGTGTATAGCTACACCGAAGACCCTAATTTTAAAGATTGTTTTTATTGGGGTGAGATAAAAACAGTTCCAATTATTGAGCTAAAAAAGATAGACCAAACTTTAACAAATGCAGACTTAGAAGAAATATCTAAGTATGGGCAGTCTTGGTATGATTACTATAATGTAGCTCAGTATTATGACAACGATATATTTTATAGAGATACTACTACTTTAATGTACTTTAATTATAAGACGACTAAGAAGGTTGTATATAAGAAAAAAATTAAAGATAGTGGAGCTATATCAATGGTAGAAAAAGATGACCAATTTAACCCACCTGAAGAGATGATGGATGAAGGGTCATTTGAAAAAGTAGAAAAAACTATTGATGTGTGGTATAATGGTGTTATGGTTATGGGTACTAACATAATACTCAAGTGGGAAATGGCTGAGAATATGGTAAGACCAAAGTCTGCTACACAGCACGCACTTCCTAATTATGTTGCTACAGCACCAAGAATGTATAAGGGTGTTATTGAGTCTTTGGTAAGACGTATGATACCATTTGCTGATTTGATTCAGATTACTCATTTAAAACTACAACAAGTTATTGCTAAGGTTGTACCTGATGGTGTGTTCATTGATGCCGATGGATTGAATGAAGTAGACCTAGGTACAGGAGCAGCATACAATCCTGAAGATGCATTAAGACTATATTTTCAAACCGGTAGTGTTATTGGTAGAAGCTATACAGGCGATGGTGAATTTAACAACGCAAGAGTACCAATACAGCAGCTAACATCTAATTCAGGTGCATCTAAAACTCAAATGCTTATTGGTAATTACAATCATTATCTAAACCAAATCAGAAATGTAACAGGTCTTAATGAAGCTAGAGATGGAAGCACACCTGACCCGAATGCTTTAGTTGGTTTACAGAAACTAGCAGCAGCTAATTCAAATACAGCCACTAGACATATCTTAGACGGAAGTCTTTATATGTACAGGTCATTAGCTGAAAGTTTATCTTACAGGGTAAGTGATGTATTAGAGTATGCTGATTTCAAGGATGAGTTTATTAATAAGATAGGTAAGTACAATGTATCTATATTGGATGATATAAACGAGCTATACTTATATGACTTTGGGATATTTATTGAGGTTTCTCCTGATGAAGAGCAGAAATCAATGCTTGAGCAGAATATTCAAATGGCATTATCTAAAGGCGATATAAACCTTGAAGATGCAATTGATATTCGTGAGATTAGAAATATTAAGTTAGCTAATCAGTTACTAAAAGTTAAACGTAAAGCTAAGCAGGAGAGAGAAGAGAAAATGAAAATGCAGGCTCAAGCTATGCAAGCACAGCAACAGATGCAGTCTCAACAGTTAGCTGCTCAAACATCTATGCAAAAAATGCAGGCAGAGGCTCAGGCTAAAATGCAATTAAAGCAAGCAGAAATAGCATTTGAAATAGAAAAGATGAAAAATGAAGCAATGCTTAAGTCTCAGTTAATGGATAAAGAGTTTAGTCTTAATATGCAGCTTAGAGGTATGGAAGCTAATCAACTTCAGAGCAGAGAAGACCAAAGAGAAAAAGCTAAGTCAGATAGAATTAGCCAACAAAACTCTGAGCAATCAAAACTAATAAATCAAAGAAAGAATAATTTGCCACCTATGACCTTTGAATCTAACGAGGATAGTCTAGATGGGTTTGACCTAGCTGAGTTTGAACCTAGGTAAAAAACATAATTATTTTTTGTTTAATTTTGCATAAAATCAAATCAAATGGAAATTAAAGTAAAAGAAGTAGGTATTGTTGAGGAAAAGTCTGTACAACAAGTTGAACAGGAACTACTCGAAAAGCACGAAGAAAAGTTAAGTGAAGAGGTTGAATCTGAAGAAACAACTGAAGTTGTTGCTCAAGAAGAAACTAAAAGTGTAGAGACAGAAGTTGAAGCACAAGAAGATACAACTCAACCCTCAGAGTTAAATGAGGAAAGTGTTCTTTCATTTATTAAGAATAAGTACGGAAGAGAAATTAATTCTCTTGATGAGCTTACAGCAGCTCAGGAATCTGAAGAGATGCCTGAAGATGTTGCAGCTTATTATAAGTACAAAAAAGAAACAGGGAGAGGAATCGATGACTATGTTAGATTAAATAAAGACTTTAATGAATTGACCCCTGATAAATTGCTACGAGAATATCTTAGTGCAACTGAAGAAGGATTAGACTCCGAAGACATTGATATGTTGATGGAGGACTACTCATATGATGAGGAGGTAGATGATGATGCAGACATTAAGAAAATCAAAATAGCAAGAAAAAAGACTATTGCTAAAGCCAAGAAGTATTTCAATGAGCAGAAGGAAAAGTACAGAGTTCCCCTTGAGTCAAGTGGGAGTTCTATTTCTGAAAGCGATGCGAAAGACCTTGAGGCATATAAACAATATATAGAGTCATCAAAGACTTACGAAGAGACGATACAAAGAAAGCGTGATTGGTTTAATAAAAAAACTGATAACGTATTCGGAAGTGAGTTCAAAGGTTTTGAGTTCACGCTTGACGATAAAAAGGTAACGTATTCTCCGGGTGATGCTACTGAACTAAAGAAAATTCAATCTGACCCACAGAACTTTATAGGAAAGTTCTTAAATGAAGATGGACTTATCGAAGATGCAGTAGGATACCACAAGGCTTTGTCTATTGCAATGAATCCTGAAAAGTTTGCCAAGTTCTTTTACGAACAAGGTAAAGCAGAAGCAACTGACGATGTGATGCGTAAGACGAAAAACATTAATATGTCTGAACGCAAAACACCTGAAGTAACTTCTAAAGGCGGGATGCAAATTAAATCTCTCGGCAGCGACTCGGGAAGAGGTTTAAAAATTAGAAGTAAAAAATAAGTTTAAAAATTAAAAAAGAAAAATTATGGCAGGAAGTGTCCAAACAACCCCCGGGTTTGATTTGCAGCCAAGTGCACAGCAAGTCCCACTCGCAACAAATTAT